AAGCTAAGGAGGATGAACATCGAAGAGACATAGAAAAGATGGAAGAAGAATCTAGGATTAATAATCAAAATAAAGAGAATGATATTGTTTTAGGTAACACAGACAATATGATTGGTAAATTTATGGAAAATCCTGAGATTAACAAAATTATGCAAGAAGAAATAATGAGGGCTTTTTCTCAAAATAAAAAGTAATACCTGAGCCAACTACAAAAGTAGTTGGTTCTTTTTGTATTGGAATAAACGGCAGGATGAGTAGAAGAATAGCAGAAGAGAAAACATATGGGAAGAGTGGGATATCCCCCCGGCTAAATAGGGGTAACTAAGGGATAGGCTCCCGAACGGAGAGCTCTTTTCCCTTCAAATATTGCTCGTTTTGAAATTTTTACACTTTTTGAAACAGCGTAAAACACCCTAAATCTAATCTGAGCACTTTTGAGAGCAGTTAGTATCATTCACCTGACCAACTACCCATAACTCGTCTCTAAATGGCTCTATACTCTCGAATATATCCGTATAAAAACTATAGAAAGGAAAGATACAATGTGGCAGGAAGAAAGAAGAAACTGAACACAACTCGACATGAATCTAATGAAGAAAAATTAAAGCGAGAAGTGATTAAAGAAAAATTAGAAGATTATACAGGCATCCAGCTTACACCTCCTCGTCATCTATCAAAAGCTGCTAAAGCAGAGTGGCGTAGAATACAACCCCTCCTCGAAGAACTCCCCATATCCAGCCTCGATAAAACGATGGTAGAAACATATACCAACCTCTATTCAATATATCTCTCCCTAGAAAAAGAAATCCAAGATGAAGGCGAAATGATTGAAGTACTATATGCAGATGGCTCGCTTAAAGAAAGAAAAGTAAATCCAGCTATCAATCAGATGCTACAAGTCTCCAAGGAAATCAGAGCAATCTGTTCTGAACTTGGAATGACAATCAACTCTAGAATGAGACTCGTAGAGCCCTCAGTTGAAGAAGATGACCCATTTGCTTCCATGTTCAAAGAGGGTGAATGATTATGAGTACTGCTAGAAATAAGAGACCATCCGTAGGAAGACCTCCTAAGAATTACGATTGGGCTACAGAATATGCTGAGAAAGTGGTCTCAGGAGAAATCATTGCTAGTAAGAAGAACATTGCTGTAGCTAAAAGACACCTTCAAGATATTGAATTGAATGTGCTGACTTATAATTGGAAGCCAGAAAAGGCGGCTCATGTTATCCAATTCATAGAGATGCTCCCAGACCCCAAAACCGGGAAGCCAATGCCCTTAATGCTCTTTCAGAAGTTTATAGTTGGCTCACTTTATGGCTGGGAAGACGAAAATGGACACAGGAGATTTACTAAAGCTTATATATCCATGGCAAGGAAGCAAGGCAAGTCTTTGGTGAACAGTGGGATTGCCCTATACGAGCTCATCTTCGGTAAGAGCCCCAAAGAGGGCAGAGAGATATATGTAGCTTCATTGACTCTCAGACAAGCTCAAACAATATATAATATGGCTTATAGACAATTGAATATCCTTAAAGCTGGCAGTAAGTCCCTCAGGAAGCAGCTGGAGATGAGAAAGACTGATATTGTTCATGCTCCTTCTGATTCTAAGTTTATGGCTCTAAGTAATAATCCAGATGCGATAGATGGTAAGAACCCTAGCTTAGTGCTTCTCGATGAGCTGGCTAGTATGCCTGACGATGAGATGTATTCAAGATTGAAGACAGGTATGGGACTTCAGGAGAATCCACTCACCGTACTTATCTCAACAGCCTCAGACAACCTCAACTCACCTATGTACGATGAGTACAAATACATAACGAAACTTCTCGAAGGCAAAGTAAAGAATGATAGGTACTTTGTATATTGTGCTGAGATGGATAATGAAGAAGAGATTGAAGATGAAGAATTATGGATGAAAGCTATGCCTCTATTAGAGAATGAGAAGCATCGTCCAACAATCCTTAAAAACATACGGCAGGATATTGAAGAGCAAAGAGAGAAAGGTGAGACTACCAAGATTCTCATAAAGAACTTCAACCTCTGGCAAGCGACTTCTGAAGAGACTTATATCTCTCCTGATAGATGGCATGGATGTGAAGCTGATGAAAAGATTGATATTACAGGGACTGATACATATGTGGGAATCGACCTGGCTCGCATCAATGATATAGCAGCTCTCAGCTTTGCTCATATACTCGAAGATGAAAAGGTATATGTTGATACCCATGGATTCATTTCAACTATTGAGGACATTACAGTGAAGTCTAAGAGGGACAAGATAGACTACGCAAAGCTTGCTCAAGAAGGATATGTCACTCCTTCAACCTCACCTTCAGGAATTATTGACTATGATGAAATGGTGGAATGGTTGATGGAATATGAGAAGAAGCACAACTTAAATATTAAGTATCTAGTGTACGACAACTGGGATGCCGAAGCGTTTATCCGAGCTAGCACTAAAAAAGGTGCAAAGTGGACTGGCATACAGCTACCTCAGTCATATAAAGGTATGAGTCCTCCGACTAAACAATTCAGATACCAGGTGTTCAATAAGAAGATTGTTCATAATGATAATCCACTGCTCAACACAGCCATCTATAATGCGAGGGTTAAGCACTATGACGGTAACATTAAGATTGATAAAGACAAGCAAAGAGAGAAGATTGACTCACTCATTGCTCTAATCAATGCATTCAGCGAGGCAAAAGAACATGAGTTCAAGCCTAAATCTGTTGCAGAGATGATTAGAGATAATGAATTCAGTTTCTAGGAAGGATGAAAATATTGGATAAAGTAAACAATAAAATAATTGCATTTCTACTGGCAGTTGTACAGTTTGTGTTCTCGATAGACACGGTTGTATCACTGCTATTTTTCTGTGGAATTGGAATCATTCTATTCACTGTATATAGCATCAGCCTTACGGCTTTCGGATTTGCGCTGGGAATTGTACTGATTCTATTCGCTGTTCTACTCAATCAAATTACATCGAATTAGAGATTAAGTAATAACGGCTACTATTATGTGTTCAGAACGAATTCCTCAATTGAAAGAGGTGAGAAAGATAGGATTTAACATTTTAAAGCCTTTTGAAACAAGAGCCACTCAGACTATGGATGTTCTACCATTCAACAATATTGATGAAGTACTCAGTAATACTTCATACAGCTCAATCAAAGCAATTGAGAATGCTGATATCTTTACAGCAATTAATACTATTGCTGGTGATGTTTCTGCCTTACCAATAAAGGTGAGGAATGAAAGTCATGAAAACAACACTGAACTGGAGTACATTCTGAATACTGAACCGAATAGTGTGATGAATGGCAAAGATTTTATTTACATACTTATCGTCAACTCTATACTAAACGGCAATGCTTACGCTGAGATAGAGCGAGACAATAACGGTGCTCCTGTGGCACTACATTACATATCGAATGACCGAGTGAAAGGCATCAAGAAGAAGATGAATAAGAAGCATCTTCAGGAGATTGAGTATGAAGTCAGTAACTTTGGAGATTCTAATAAGACTCGAAAGATTGCTAGTCAGGATATTCTACATATTAAGCCTTTTAGTACTGATGGTATCTCAGGTAAGTCACCTCTTATTGCATTGAAAGATGATATTGAGACTCAAAGAAACAGTAAGAGATTCTTCAATAATTTCTTTAAGAACGGTACGCAGTCAGGTGGCATTATCAAAGTCGCTGGTAGCTTGAATGAAAAAGACAAGGAAGCTGTCAGAAAGGCTTGGCAGAAAGCTAACTCTGGTACTAATAATGCGCACAAGATTATTGTTCTCGATGATAGCTCATCATATGACCCTATCAAGGTAGACACTGAGATTCTCAAGCTTATCAATGAGTCGAAGCATAATACAGTGCAAGTCGCTAAAGTACTTGGTATGCCTTTGCATAAGATGAAGATTGAAACACACTCTCAGAGCTTGGAGCAAGCTAACAGTGACTATGTAATCAATACACTGAACAGCTATATTTCAGCACTTGAGAATGAGTTGAATCGCAAGTTGTTTGCTGATAAAACATTGAGGCAGCATAACAAGATTACTTTTAACACCGATGCTTACAAGTATGTTGATGCAAAGACTAAGCGAGAAATCATCCGAAGCGATTATGAACTAGGAATTATTTCTCTGAACGATGCGAGAGAAGAAATCGGTAAGCCACCAATTGAAGGTGGAGATAGATTCATTCAATCACTCAACTATATGAATGCTGAACTCATAGATAAATACCAATTGAAGCGAGTGAACAATGTTCAAAAGAATGTGGTTGATGAAGACTCCTCAAAAGGTGGTGAGAATGATGAGTAATGTAGAAAAAAGAT